CTTTCCAGAGCTTGTGCCAATTAACTTGATCTGGCGTAAGTACCTTTTTATCACCATCTTTAATCTCAAGCAAGAAATTTCTAGCTTTAAATCCAACGATAATGTCAGGACAACCTTTACCTACTTCGTGCAAATGCTGTACTGTACAACCCATATCACGTAAAGCCTTTACGATCTGAGTCTGGTTGTTATCTACTTTTTTGAAAACCATTCGATAGCCTCGTTAAATCTTTCTATATCAGTTAAATATTTATCGTTTAAACAATATCTATCTCCGTACCCAAAATTTTGTATTTCGTAATTTAGTTTAAATTTTTCTTTTCCTGCAAACCCATGAATCTTAATAATCGTAGGAGATTTAACCGAACAATAGATAGCCCAATCAGTAGCAAAATCTTCCATACTATTAAAAATTAAATAACTTGGTTTTTGTCGTAAAGATGAACTTGTCTTAATTTGAATAGTTTGACCTTTAATTGTTAAGTCAATATTCCCATCTCCACCATAAGTAACGTCAAATCTGACATTAACTCCCAAAAGTTTACAAACAGCAATCTCACCTAACATCCCAATATAGTGAACAGCAAAATCAGTTTGACCGCATATTTTGTTATTTTTAATTTGTCTGTTATCTAATCTGGCTTTTTTAACTGACTGCATAATTCCAACATTATGAGCCGCCAAGATTAAATCATTAGAGTCTAAGTCTATTTCCATTGGCTATCTTCTCCACGATTTCCTAGCGTCCATTGTTCCCTACAATCTTTTTCTAGTAACTGAGCTGCTCTATCTCCGCGCTTTTTGCGGACAATAGACAAATATTCGATGGCTTTGTTTCTATCTTGAGTACGCCACTCTAATACCTGCCTGACTTCGCACCGATGCCTATGTAGTTCTGAGTTATCAGCCATAATTATAAAATTGCAATTGTTTCACCTTGCTTTGGGATAATTAAACCAAAATCCGTCATAAATAAACTATTAGTTTGAAACCTATAAATATTAATTTTTCGTTTACTTGTTTCTTTCCAAGTATTTTTATGGCTAATTCCTTTTCTATCTCCAATCTTTAACCATCCCATTTGCGTCCAGAAAAAATTACTTGCTAGATCATCAGCGCAACCGCAAGCAAAGTCCTCTCTTCCTACTAAATTGCCATGACTAATAGCAGCAGACAATAGTGCCTTACCACGTTCAATTAATCTAGCATCTTCCTGAATACATATTTGATTGCATTTAGATATTTTTCCGTAGCTAAACATTACAAAGCCAACTAAATCACCATTCTCCTCACATACAAATATTCTGTCATTACAAGTCGTACTCCATCGTTTACCTGACTTATGACCTGTAATAGCTGCTGTATATGCTGGACTAGGAATAAACCCAAGAGAAAAACTTTCTTTTTTAGATAAACTAATAATGTATGGAACATCTTCCAATATGGCTGCACGTATCATGCACGGAAACTCCCACGATTATCAAAGTCTATAGGCTGACCACCCAACGTATCAACAAACTGTTGGCTGTTGTGCTCAAAATACATCCCGTAGAACTCCTCAGCCTCACCGTTACGCTGCTTCTGGCACATTAGGAACATATCTGGCTGTTTCTCGTCATAGTCCTCATTGTTCCTACGAGCGTTCTCCTTCTTCTTATTACGCCAGACTAGGAACACATTGTCCACCTGATCTGCAATGCTTCCAGAACCCTTTAAATCGGTCTTAGAAGGCTGTATCTCCTCAGACTGCAACTTGCGTATGTGATGGACTAAATGAATGTGTACGTTATGGTCTCTAGCCAATGCACATAGTTCATCAACAAATGACTTCTGCTCGTTTAATGAATCCTCTGCGACAACACACTTCATTAATGAGTCAATAAAGATATGTTTGATGCCTAGCTCTACAGCACAATACCTAGCCATTGCTATCGTTTTCTGTGGAGTAGTAGAACCTTGCTGGTCGTAAAGATATAGCTTATCTTCAATAAAACCGGAAAAACGACCCAATAAAGCCCGAATATATCCTTCCTTATCATGCGTTAGCGGAAGATTAATATTCTCACCTGCAAACTGTCGCAACATACGGACAATGGTAGTTACAGGTTTCATTTCGTATGAGGCAATACATACCTTTAGGTTCTGTTTTATTAAACCTAGAGCTATCTGACCAGTTACAAGGCTCTTACCACCTCCGTTACTACCTGCATAAACTGTCACCTCACCTAGCCTGAATTTAACGTCAGCGTGAGTTTTAACCCAAGGCATTACTGCATCGTCAGTCTTGGCAGGATCAACGTAATTATCGTATATCTCATCTAGCCAGCTTGCAGCAGATTTAACCTGAGCAGGTAAGTCCGTATTCTTCAGGTACTTCTCAACGTCAATATTCTCTGACTTGATTATCTGACGATCTGCGTAAAGTCGTTCCGCTATTGAAATAATATTATCCGACATATTTAACAGCCTCCATTATCCTAGCTGTTGCTACTTTCATTCTGTCCCTATCGGTTTCAGATAATTTCTTACCTGTGCTCATAGTATGAGCTGCTACTGATACTACCCATGCCTCAAATTCAATAACGCGAAGCAAGTCTGAAGCATAATACTTTCTCTTTACTGGAGGCAAGTCTTTCTTTGTGTCTGGGAATAAATCGCCTATCTCCATTCCAATAGAACCCATGATGTCCTGAACGCTACAGTCAGCAAAGCATTTCATTAAGATACGACCGTCATCTAATTCTCTTATCGCTAATGATGGACTCTTATCCGTATGAGCAGGACAGCAAGCCGTATAAGCTCCGTTACGTCCTTTGACTTTCGTTAGGCGGTTGAGTATGTTCTCTATCATTTCCACCCCATCAATGGCTTTTGAGTGGTTGTAACTTCATCTTCCCATCGTTTAGCGTTAAGCCAACTAGCTGCATGAGGAATAAACTGCTGTTCTCGTTCAGATAACTTTTGATCTTTTACAGCTTTTGTAATTTTTGCAATAAGTTCATCGTTAGGTTTAATCTTTAACCATGCCTTCTTAGCATTTTCTTTAGATACCTTCTTTGGATAGACTTTCCAGAACGTCTCAAACTGATCGATAGATATATGGTTATTGGTTATTGGTTTATGGTTATTGGTTGGTTGAACGTCCGTTAAACGTCCGTTAATCCTCCGTTCAGCAGACGCTTTACCAGCCTTAGATGCTTGCTCTACTTTGGCTTTGTAATGTTCAATTTCTTTATCTGCCCTACGGTTAATGTATCCACCATCAACGTGGTCAAAGAACTCAGTAAGAACTAAATCTACTTCAGTTTCATACTCACGCATGTTGATCTGTCGTGCAACGGTTGTTAAACAGTCGCTCAACGGACGTTCATGTAGATAATAAATATCTAGCAATCTACGGTAAGCAATATCTTCTATCGGAGTTAAATGGCGCGTATGAGTTGCGTAATCGCCAATATGAAATTGGTAGTAGTGCATATTTGCCCCTATATCATCAGGTAGTTATCACAAAAAAATGGTATGGCAGGACGGTGATAAAGCGTCTTTTCGGGAGCTACCCTAGCCATTCCGGTGAATCCTCTAGGACTATAACTAAACTTTTCTATTAGCGCAAGTCCTACAAATATCAGAGTTTTTAAATTGAATTGCTGAACGAGTCTGCTTGCAACTAGGACATTTCTGCATACTAAAGTTATAAATCGTTTTTACTTTGGTAACGGACGTTGGATTTGCAGGTTTTGAAACTTCGTCTTTCAATTGGCTGACCTCTAGGGCTAACGGTACGTGGGAATGTCTGTAATGGCTTAAATTCTGGAGCAGTCCTAGATGGAACTAGCTCTATCTTTTCATCCATATCGACAGGTTTAGTCTTAAAAATAGGGAAAAATACATCACCTTCATTGTTTATGCAATGCAAACTAGCCAGTTTTCTTAGTTCTCTGAGCAGGTTCCAGCTATCTACACAGCCAAGCATCCCATACTTTTCTATTAATCTTGGCACAGTAATACCGCCAGATTTGTTAACAATATCAATAAGTTGCTCTCTACGGGAGCCTTCTCTTGGAATATACATAAAATAATTTAAAAAAGTTGTTGACATACAAGTTTGTGCTGAGTTATAGTTTCTTCGCTGCAACACAATCATGACTTACTAGGAGAATACTATGTTTGAAATTATTTGGTCTAACTTTAGTGATGCTTACATAATTCGCAAAATTTCAACAAATAGCACTATAAAACCAAACTTCATTGGAAGTTATGACGAGTGCAAAAACAAAATTAAATGCTTTAACTAGGAGAATACTATGAATACAAATAAAACAGCAACAGTTCGTACAGTTTCTAAAGGTAGCCCATTCACAGACCCATACGATCTTATCGTTGAAGTATTAAAAGATGGTGAATGGACGTACTATCAAGGCTTTAACACTCTCTCTAACGATTACGCATATTCAGAAGCTCGTGCAGCAGAAGCTCGCGCAAAGGCTGAACTATGAAAACTACTATGCACAATTGGGAAGTAGCTAAGATTGTCTATGCCTTGCGATTGCTGGCAGATAACCTAGACAAGAAACCACGTACTACTCAGGAGCAGGAAATACTAGACATAGCGTATGAGGCTTTACTGGTAGCTCCTAGAGAAATCCACGAACTTGTTAATATTTTAGAATCGAATGATAACTATGAATAAATTACTCAACACTAACGATTTCTTTGCACGTAAGCCACTATTATGTGGTGTAATAATGTTTCTTCTATACATTTTGGCTTGTTCACTATGACAGATGAAAAAAACATTTTATATAAGAAAGATTACGTTACGGCTGCTAAGACGGA